GGATATAATGTAGCATGGAATGGGACAGATTTATGGGTTGCAGTAGGTATTGGAGAAACAAATAGTATCGCAACATCACCAGATGGTACTAATTGGACACCAGTTACTGGAAGTACAAGTATTTTAGAATATGGAAATTATGTAGCATGGAATGGAAAATTATGGGTTGCAGTAGGCGGAGGAGACAATAGTATCGCAACATCACCAGATGGTATTACTTGGACTCCAGTTACTGGAAGTACAGATATTTTTGAATATGGATTTGGTGTAGCATGGAATGGTTCGTTATGGGTTGCAGTAGGTTTTGGAGACAATAGTATCGCAACTTCTCCAGATGGTACTACTTGGACACCAGTTACTAGAAGTACAGATGTTCTTTTATTTGGATATAATGTAGCATGGAATGGAAAATTATGGGTTGCAGTAGGTTATGGATTTACAAATAGTATCGCAACCTCACTAGATGGTATTAATTGGACACCAGTTACTGGAAGTACAGATATTTTTGAATATGGATTTGGTGTAGCATGGAATGGTTCATTATGGGTTGCAACAGGAGCAACAGAAACTGGTTACATCATCGCAACTTCACCAGATGGTATTACTTGGAAAGGACGTACAAACCCAAATTTTTATAGTGCTGTTGCATATAATTCAGAAAGACCAAATACAATTAAATTTCCTAGCAATCTAATGGTCTCAGTAGGAATAAATCCAAGTATTGGATTTTCACCAGATGGTATTAATTGGACAGCAGTTACTGGAAGTACAGATGTTTTAGAAGAAGGATTTGGTGTAGCATGGAATGGAAAATTATGGGTTGCAGTAGGTTATGGAACAAATAGTATCGCAACTTCTACAAATGGTACTACTTGGACACCAGTTACTGGAAGTAAAAGTATTTTCTCAGCAGGATATGGTGTAGCATGGAATGGAAAATTATGGGTTGCAGTAGGTTTTGGAAGAACAAATAGTATCGCAACTTCACCAGATGGTATTAATTGGACACCAGTTACTGGAAGTACAGATATTTTTGAATTAGGATTTGGTGTAGCATGGAATGGAAAATTATGGGTTGCAGTAGGAGCGACAATATTTGACTCTGTAAATAGTATCGCATATTCTACAAATGGTACTACTTGGACACCAGTTACTGGAAGTACATATGTTCTTTTATATGGATATGGTGTAGCATGGAATGGGTCATTATGGGTTGCAGTAGGTTATGGAAGAACAAATAGTATCGCAACTTCACCAGATGGTATTACTTGGACACCAGTTACTGGAAGTACAGATATTTTTGAATTAGGATTTGGTGTAGCATGGAATGGGTCATTATGGGTTGCAGTAGGTTCTGGACCATATACTACTATCGCAACTTCTACAAATGGTACTGACTGGACACCAGTTACTGGAAGTAAAGATATTTTAAGAACAGGATTAAGTATAACTTGGAATGGAACATTATGGGTTGCAACAGGAGATGGAAGAAAAGGTGAAAATGTAACCTCTATTGCAACTTCTCCAGATGGTGTTACTTGGACAAATGTTGCTATACAAGACCCACAAAGTTATATTTTTTCAGAAAAAGGTCTTAAAGTAGCATCGAATGGAACATTATGTGTTGCTGTAGGATATAGAGGAAATAGCATTGCAACTTCAAAAGATAATGGTACTACTTGGACACCTGTTTCTTTAAGTACAGATGTTCTTTTATATGGATATGGTGTAGCATGGAACGGATTATCATGGGTAGCAGTAGGTGAAGGAGAAAATACAATTGCAACTTCAGAAGATGGTATTACTTGGACACCTGTTCCTTTAAGTATAGATATTTTCTCAAGATATGGATATGGAGTAGCAGGTAATGAATCATTGTGGGTTGCAGTAGGTTATGGAGAAACAAATAGTATTGCAACTTCTCCAGATGGTACTACTTGGACAGGTCTTGGAAAAAGTATTTTCTCAGTTGAAGGAAATAGTGTAGCATGGAACGGGACAGATTTATGGGTTGCAGTAGGTTATGGAACAAATAGTATCGCAACTTCACCAGATGGTACTACTTGGACTCCAGTTACTGGAAGTAAAGATATTTTTCAAGTAGGAAATAGTGTAGCATGGAATGGAACATTATGGGTTGCAGTAGGTTATGAAATAAATACTATCGCAACATCACCAGATGGTATTACTTGGACACCAGTTTCTGGAAGTAAAAGTATTTTTGATTATGGAAATGATGTAGCATGGAATGGAAAAGATTTATGGGTTGCAGTAGGTTATGGAATAAATACTATCGCAACATCACCAGATGGTATTATTTGGACACCAGTTTCTGGAAGTATATATATTTTTGATGATGGAATTGGTATAACATGGAATGGAACATTATGGGTTGCAGTAGGTAGTGGAACATACACTATTGCAACTTCACCAGATGGCATTACTTGGACAGGTAGGGAAAGCGTACCTGAATTTAAAGAACCAACATATGGCGTAGCATGGAATGCAGGTATAGGTTCTGTATCAATTAATAATAATTCATTAACCTTAAATCAATATGGTACTGGATTAAGTAGTCAATTAGATGTTGTTGCACCTGCATATTATAACACAGGTTATACAAACTTAGCACTTAGTATTACACCAAATTAATAAAATGTGAAAAAATAGATAATAATTTAAAAACTAATTTATAAATAATTAAATTGTATATATTCATGATTAACAATAAATATATATTATTAAACAAAATAGGTGATGGTTCATTTGGTGCAATTTATAAAGCCGAAAATTACAGGACGAGAGAAGAAGTTGCCATTAAAATAGAACCTATTAAAATAGGCATAAATTTACTGAAAAATGAATCGAAAATATATCAATACTTATTAGGGACGCAAGGTATTCCTCAAGTAAAATGGTATGGTAAGGATTATACCAATTATTATATGGTTATTCCTTTGCTAGGAAAGTCATTAGAGCAACTTCGTGTTGAAAAAAGTGTCTTCTCTCTAAAGTTGGTTTATAAAATAGGTATACAATTATTGCAATTATTACAATGTATACATGAGAAAGGATTAGTACACAGAGATATAAAACCAGACAATTTCTTATTAGGTAAAAATACAACACAATTATTTTTAATAGATTTTGGATTATGTAAGAGTTATCTAAATAATGATACTCATATAGAAATAAAAGAAACGAAAAACTTAATAGGTAGTTTAACATATGCAAGTATAAACGCACATAATCATAAGGAATTAAGTAGGCGTGATGATTTGGAATCATTGGGTTACATGTTAATTTATTTCTCTCTAGGTGGACTTACATGGAGAGAAACAATAAAAGAAAGTGACATTATACATCAAAAATTAGAAATTATATTAAATACAGAAGTGCCGTATATTTTAATAGAGTATATAAATTATACTAGAGGACTAGAATTTAAAGAAACACCAAATTATGAAATGTTAAAAAATATATTTAAGAGAGAAATAGAGTTATTACAATAAAAAAGATTTAAAAATAATACAATATTACATTAAATGTCTGAAAATAATAGTATTCAAAGTTATGACAAGATGCCCGATTACATTGCATCATTATTTAGTGTGTTTAAGATGGTGAATAAAAAAGGTGCTGATAATAAAGATACAAGGCTTCAAATGATAGCTCTTACTATATATAATTATACTAGATATATGGCAACTGAGTTTAAGATTGATTTAAGTGATTTACCCGAAACAGAAATTATTAATTTGATTCCTATTTTTGAATATATTTCTTATAATAATATTGAATTCTATGATTTTACAAAAATAGATATTTCTGATTTAGACGTTAGAAAAAAGGAAGATTTAGAGAGATTTGTATTGTCGCATATTTATTATATTACACAACAAGGTACGAAACAATAAATGTTTATATATTATAAAATTATATATTTTAATTAAAAAAGATATAAAGATAATATATTTATATATATTATAATATAATGTCTACCAACGATGTTGTTACACCTTCAGAGCGGTTAACCGGACGTGTTAAATGGTTCAATAGCAAGGCCGGTTTTGGATTTATCACAGTCACCGATGGTGACAAATCAGGCTCTGATGTTTTTGTTCATCATAGTGCTGTGGAAGTAGAGAATCAGCAGTACAAGTATCTTGTACAAGGAGAGTATGTGGAATTTTCACTCATTAAGAGTTCTGGAACTTCACATGAGTGGCAAGCATCTAGTGTTCTTGGTATTAAGGGTGGTAAGCTCATGTGTGAGACTAGACGCGATTTCAAGCTTGCAAGAGCTTCTTACAAGACAAAGAGTTCTGACGATGAGGAGCCAGTAGTAACAAAAGAAGTAGTAGAGCCAAGACAAAGACGTGCTCCTAAATCTAGATGTGTAGATGAACTTCTAAAAGATGATGAATCTGGAGAAAAGAAGGAATGGACACTTGTTAAACAAAGAATCGCATCAAGTGAACCAAAAGGACGCGGAAGACCTCCTCGTAAGGTTTCAGATGCCAAATAAATATACAACAACAATATAAATATATAAAATTATAGTTAAATATTCATTATAAAAATTTTATAATGAATACAAAATAGAAATACTTAATTTGCCAGAGTTTTTAGAAATAATTATTATATTATTATATTTAAGTAGTATATAATGGTAAATATTGATGCGGATAAAGTAGTAAAAGGAAAAAGAAAAAATGGACACAAAATGAATTGCGGTTGTCATATTTGCAAAAATATGGAAGCAAAAGCTGAAAGAAATGGATACCAAGAAGACATAGAAAGGGAAAAAGAGAGAAAAAATGGTTATCAAAAAAAAAATGGACATAAAAAGGATTGTGGATGTCCTATTTGTAAGAATATGAAAAATAAAAGTTCAACAAAAATAACTAGAAAAAAAGGAAAAAAAACGAATGGTCATAAAGTTAATTGTGGATGTCCTATTTGTAAGAATATGAAGATGGGTGGTAATAACGATGATACAAATGATAATACAAATAATGATACAAATGATGATACAAATGATGATACAAATGATGATACAAATGATGATACAAATGATGATACAAATGATGGAAAAGAAACGCTAGCTACCCCTGAGGACTATAAAAAATTTAAAAAAATGGGTGGAACTCGCAAATCAAGAAAGTCAAATAGTCACAAAGCAAAATGTGGATGCCCTATTTGTAAGAATATGAAAAAAAAACGTATTACAAAAAAACGCCGTTAAAAACAAAAAATATAAAGTATAAAACAAAAACTATTACACCTTTTTACATTTCAAACGCCGATTTTTTTAAATATAATATATGATTTTTGATATTGAAGCATATATAAATAAGAAGTTACCTAAAAATGTTACTAATATTGATATATCGTATGAAAAATTAAGCAAAAAATTAACATTTTGTTAAATCTTCTGACTAGTAAAAGTTTATAAGCATTTATAAATATTTGCAATAAATTATAAATAATTCTTGATAAATATAAATGAAATACATTTATATTTATATTTCTGCATTATTTTTAAAAATAATAAATTCTTTTACACCAATAATAACAAAATATTTTAATCCATGTAATAATATTGTAAAATCATTATCAGGATTATTACAAAATATACCTTATATAAATAATAAATTTTTAGCTACAAATAGTATTAAAGAAAAAGATAAAAATTGTGATTTACATTTAGAAAAATGCAAAGAAATAACAATTTTACCTGGTTATATGGAACATGACCCAAAGGCAGAAGCTTTCAGAAAAGTAAAACGTAAAAAATAACTTACAGATAGAAGAATCTAATTATAACGATAAAATTAATGTTTTAATTTACATATATAAATTAGAATAATAATGTCTAATGAACGTCAATATAAAATAACTAGTTCCATAGAAAAACTATTTTCATCTGAATCTAATAATTATATTTTTATTTATACACCTCCTAAAGTAGGTTCTACAACTCTAGTATCCTCTTTACGTATTTCTTTAGGTAAATCTTTTAACATTATTCATATTCATGACGAAGTTATGTTATCTGTATTAACTGGTATTCAGGGTATTAGTGTTAATGATATTATTCAATATTTAGCTTCTATTGGTAAATGTGTTTATGTAATCGATGTATATAGAACCCCTTTAGAGAGAAAAATTTCAGAATTTTTTGAAAAAATTGCACCTTATCATTTTAACAACAACGAAGAAAATATTAATCATTATTCTATAAAAAGAATAAGTGATAGATTCAATAAAATATTTCCTCATATTGAAAATAATGACCATTATTTTGACAAATATAATATTGATACACCTGTTCAATTTGATTTTGAAAAAAAATATACTATTCAAATTCTAAATAATGTAAGTTATATTAAATTACGACTTTGTGATTCTCATATATGGTCTTCTATTCTCTCTAAAATTTTACAAACAGATATTGTTTTAATCACAGATTACCAGACTACAAATAAAAAGGTAGGAGATTTATATAGACGTTTCAAAAATGAATATAAATTACCAGAGAATTACTTAAATTTTGTAAAAAGTTGTAAATATTTTAATTTTTATTATAATGAAGAAGAGAGAAATGAATATTTAAATTTTTGGAAAAATAAAATATGTCAACCATTTCAATCATCATACACAAACGATGAATTTAAATTTTACATGCAAATATGTTTAGAAAATCAATATATAAATGATGTTCAAAATGAGCATTATATTGATAATGGTTGTTTTTGTAAATATTGTTCTTTAAAACGTCAAGACATCTATTTTAGAGCAAAAAATGGCGAAACAAAGTTTGAAAAAATTATTCATACAAAAATAATAAATCAAGTAAAAGAAGTAAGGAGTCAAAAATTTACACAAATTATTAAAGCAATTAATTCTAATAAAAAATATTTAAATAATCAATTTTCTATTCATTTGAAATAAATATACGTAAGGAATATTATTTTAATTATAGAAACATATTATAGTAAATTAATTTATGCCTTTTGTGTGTAAAATATGCGAGAAATGTCCTACAAGTCACTCATTAACTAAATACTCTGAAACGCCAGATTTATTAGTTTATTATACTTGTCCAGCAATTGCAACAAATAATGAAACAGATGGAATAATATATCATTATAATGGAATGTTAAGTGAAATTAATGGTAAAAATTGGATATGGATTTTAGATTTAAAAGATTTTGGTATGAAACAATTTTTGGAAATTGGAAATGCTATAGCATTAGTTAAATTAATTACAAAAAAATACAGCAATAATTTAAAAAAAATTATTGTTGTTAATCAAAACTCATTTACAACCATTATATATAAAATAATAAAACCATTTTTAACATCAGAGATGCAGAATATTATTTATTTTTCTGATAAAAAAGAAAGTATCATTAATAAAAATAATTTTGAAAATAATAACGTCTTACACATTTGAAAGAACCATACTTTTATAAAATTTAAAATATCAAATTTTATATAATAATTATATAAAATTCACTTTACCTTTTTATTGTTTTCTTATTCGCTTTGTCTTTCTATTTTTTATTTTTCTGTTCTTTGATTTTCTATTTTTTATTTTTCTACTCTTTATTTTTTTATATCCTCTTCCTTTACTATCATCTAGTATATAATAATTAAAATTTTCTGGTTCTTTTACCATAGTAGTTGTATTTTTAATATAAAACCTACCCCTTTTTTCAGGTTTTATGTCAAATTTTGGATTACCTGTAGTATCAAAACCAGTTAACTTTCCTACTTCAGTTATACCTTTTTTTTTATTTTTAACAATGTAACTATCATTTATATCCATTTCACTTTTACGAAGTGGTATTTTTGTAACATCAACATAATCAGGCGCACTATCCATATAAACTTTATTCATAAAATGTCGCGGTTGTTGAACCCAATCACTATCCATATATATTATATATAAATATAATTTATATAAAAATTCTAAAATTATATATTATATATATATAATAAACAAATTATAAATTTTTAGTTATTTTTTTTAACATATTATTCCTTAAAGTTTACAATAAAATTGAAATGCTTTTTAAATTTTATATTAACTCCATAATATACAACCAACAAACTTTTGAAAAGAATGAGCTTTACAATTGAACAACTTGAATGCCCAATTTGCTTTGATTGCATTGGAGAAAAAAATAACATTACAACAGAATGTGGTCATAAATTTCATGCTAGTTGTTTAATGACAAATGTTAGTCGTAATGGATTCGATTGTCCTTGTTGCAGAGCTGTTATGGCTGAAGAAGTAAATGATGACGATGACGACGATGATGATGAAACTGCTACACTTGTAGATGATGTTCAGGAACCATTCACTGATGATGCGCTTCGAGGATTACGTCTTCTTACTGATTTGATGGAAGGAAATGAACACGACCAAGAAGATATAGTTGCTGAATACCAATACATAGAAGAAGCAGAAACAGAAGAAGAAGTTGCGCCTCCGTGCAATTTTGTTGAGAATAAATTGAGAGAACAAGGTGTTACATATAAACAACTTGTAGCATTATTACTTATTGATCATGAAGAATACGAAAATCAAGAAACAGAACTTGACTTGATGTCAAACAATTTATGGGGAAAATTACGCACGATAATTAGCAACTATTCACCAGAACAAGAAGAACAACCAGAACAACAACCAGAACAACAACCAGAACAACAACCAGAACAACAACAACAACAACAACAACAACAACAACCAGAACAACAACCAGAACAACAACAACCACAACCAGAACTTCAAGATAAAATCCAATGGGTAGAAAACCCTTATAGATTATGCGGTTATGAAATATCTATATCACACAATATTGCAGTACCTGTGAATGAAGAAAAATATTGCATCCATTCAGATAACAGAAAATTAGTAGTAGAAAAAAACAAACATATTAATGATGTAGATTATGCAGCTCAACCAAAGACGAATTAATATAGATAGTAAGAATTTTAATATTGTAGTTAGATTTTGTTCAAAATCAGTAATGAGTAATGAGTAAAAAAAATTGAAATACATTTTTTTTGTAAATGAAAATGTATAATTTAAACTAAGATGGCTGATTTTACAGAACAACAATTTATTGAAGGTATTCCAACTATTATTCCAATTGTTAAAATGGAAATTATTTCAGAATGTGCAGAAATACAGCTTCATTCAAAGCAAGATATTACATCGGTTTTTACGTTAGATAATGAGTTCTTTAGACAGGAAGGAGTTGAACCTGTCGATGTAATCGTAGTAATGGATGGACATGGCTACGATCTAGTTCCGAACATTATTAGAGAACTAAATTTGCATGAACATTTTGCAGAGGCTGATCCAGCAGAATCAATACAGAAAGCGATTGATAGAGAAATTATTGTAAAAAAAGAAAAATTTGACAATGAAAAACCTGTTCGAGGATTAGGTTTCAATGAATATTATGCGAGAAAAATTACTCCTGAAAAAATTAACATGTCTGGTGCGACATTATCTTTTGTAAAAATATATAGAAATTTAACTACAAAGAATATGAAAATTATAGCAGAATGGTTGGGCGATTCACCTATTGTCGTATTTATTAATGGTGAAATGGTTTTTAAATCTGAAAACCATGATGGGTTTAAATCAACAGAGATAAAGCGTCTTTTAAATATGGGTGTTATAAAAGGTGTAGAAGACACAAATTTAGGTTTCAAAGTAGTCAGCGAACATGAAATTGTATATAACCCTGGTAAGTATATTGTATTTAATACAAATGATAAACTAGCAATTACTCGTTCTTTGGGACATAGACGAATTACTGGTGTCAATACAGAAAAAAAAATTATAGAATGTAGCACTGATGATGATGTAAAAGTGCTTGTATTTAGTGACGGAGTTGGAGACATACTTAATCTTGATATTGATATGGAAAAGTTAAAGACATATTCGTCAGAAGAAATTGTTAATTTTGCAGAAAATCGTTGGAAGCAAGAGTGGTTGTATGAAGGTGGAAAAGAGCGCATAGAAAGGTACGACGATTGTTGTTGCGCAATATGGTCTCAAAAAAAAGCATAATATAGTTTATTAGTAAATAGTTGTTGTAGATAAAAAGTATAATATAATAATTTTTATTTTTTATTTATTATACTAAAAATGATATAAAATTGATATAAAAATAAAAGAATGTTTTACTTTATAATTATAAATGAGCAAATATGTATGTGAAAAATGTAATAAAGAATTTAAACAGGCTTCTCGTTTAATATTACACCAAAACAGAAAAACACTTTGTGTTAAAGAAGTAAAAAAAAATATTATTATTGAAGATGACGAAGAAGATAATATTGTCATTGGAACATCTCCTTTAGAAAATTATGAATATGAAAAAGATGAAGTTTATATGAAAAATTATTTAAATACAATTTTAAATAAAAATGGAACCTATAAACGACAATGTATTTCTCCTCTTAGATATGCTGGTGGTAAATCAAAAGCAATTGGGCTCATTTTATCCAATCTACCAAAGCTTAAAAATAAAAAAATTGTATCACCTTTCTTTGGAGGCGGATCATTTGAATTATGTTTATCGCAGGAGTTGGATATTGAAGTTGTTGGTTACGACATCTTTGGACTTCTAGTAAATTTTTGGAACACCTTAATAAATAATAAGGATGAATTTATAGAACATTTAAATAGTTTTGAAATTACTGAAGAAGAATTTACATATAATCGCCATTTATTACTTAATTATTGGGAAAAGATTAAACCATCTGATTTAGTATATAATACAAAAGCAAAAGTTGCTTTAAAAGATTCTGACTTATCATTACTTGACGATAATAATATCTTACAAGCAGTTTATTATTATTATAATATGACATTATCGTATGGTCCAATGTTTTTGGGTTGGCCTAGTTCGAATGAAATTAATAAAGCAAAATTCCAGAGACGAATAGAGAAACTAAAAAAAATGAATTTAAAAAATTTATCAGTGTTTTGTATGGATTTTGAAAAGGTTTTAGAAAATCATCGAGATGATTTCTTATTTCTAGACCCACCTTATTATTTAGAAGGTGACAGCAAGATGTTCAAAGGTATGTATCCTAACTGCAATTTTGCAATTCATCATAACAACTTTAATCATAAAAGACTCGCAGAGCTTTTAAAAGAACATAGAGGTGGTTTTCTTATGACTTATAATAATTGTTCGGCGATTAGAGATATGTATTCTGGTTACAAATTTGAATTTCCAGAATGGCAATATACATATGGACAAGGAGAGACACGCATCGGTAAAAATAGAAAGAATTCAGATGAGGAAACAAATAAAAAAGAGAGTCATGAAATATTTATAATAAAAAATCATATGTAAAAGATTATATTAGGAAAACCTATAAAATTTAATAAATTTTATTCAAATACTTTGGAACCACCTTTTCAAATGTGGAACAAAAAAAAATTGAAATATTTTTAATGTTATTTTTAAAATAACATTATTTAAATAAATGCAATCAATGATGAATAACGAAAATAATAAGTGTGAATATTTCTCTGAAAAAAAAATCCCAGTTTTTACAGAACATAAAAATATTATTGATAGTGTTCCTCTTACAACAAGTTGGTCACAAATTGCAAAGAAAGCTATGGTGCGCAAAGATATTGTAGAGTCTGAAGAGTTGGAAAGGAAGAGAATAGAAGCTTTACGAGAAAAAAAAAGAAAAGAATACGAAGCTTACTCAGCAAGAGTGGAAGAGAGACGTCGTAGAGCCGAACAGGATAAAATAAATGCTGAAAATGCTTACAAAAGATATGCTACTCGTATGAGGATTTTACATGGTATAAATTGGTTTAATTTTGTTGACGTTGTTCCAAGACAATTCAGTGAAAAAGTTCAGCAATTAATTTATGAATACCACGAAGAGTGTTGGAGAAAAGAAAAAGAAGCAGAAGAAGAAGCAAACAAATATCGTAAATTAGAAGAACATAAAAAGGCTACGTTGTCTGACAACGAATATAGTGAATGGGTTAACGATTCCATAGAAGAATGGATAGATGAACAATTCTTTCAGACTAGTATGATTCATTATTATCAAAATACATAAGAATGTGAAATGGATAGAGATAGTATCTATAAAAATATAAAAATATAAAAATATAAAAATATAAAAATAAAAATAAAAATAAAAATAAAAATAAAAATAGACAATTAAGTCCATTTTTATTTTTATATTTTTATTTACCTTATAGTGTTACATTTTTTCTTCCATTTACTTGTTCAACATAACTTGCGTTGATTTCTTCTGGCCATTTTTCAGCGTTTTCTTGGAAATTCCATCGTGGATATTTTTCATAGACTATCTTGTAATCCTCTCGACATAAATTTTCTAGAACCTTAATGTCAGGATATGTCACTACCTCTTTTACAGATGTAATACCACTAATCTGAATAGTTATTGGTTCAATAAAGAGTGCATATATTTGCACTAGATTACCAGCGTTTAATTCCTTCTGTATCAACACGTGGATACCAAAGGTTCGAATTGATGGTGAGCCACCTAGTCCGCCTTCGTAGAATGAAAAGGTAGTTTTGATACCACCCTCGCATGAAGACGAACCAATTTTATATATTTCTCCATTTACTACTAGAAAGTATATGCGTCCGTTTTCTTTTTTTTGTGTCTCTTTGTCGCACTTGTAATCAACTTTCCATTTACCTTTGGACTTGGTATCTTTAGCGACTATATCGCCAATATGTTGGATATTTGGAATGCTTGTAACAGAAATCATACTCATCTTTCAATAATAATACAAATAAAATAAAAATAAAAACATTTCACTTTTTTTTACAAAAAGTTATTTATGAATAAAAATAAACAATTCACTAAAAATTTATAAATTCTCTCAGTAAAATAGTAAAATAATTTATAAATTTTTAGTCAAAAAAAATACAAGAGTTTGGCTCCACCTTTTCAAAGGTGGAAAAAAAATAAAATTGAATAGAATAGTAAGTAAGTATTGTAATGTATAATGATTTATAATGTTGTCATCGAATGAAGTAGTGAATGATATGAGGGTGTCATTGTCAGTGTCAGTTTCAGGTTTGATATCTGAAGTGATTAGTGCATGTGCTTGTAAGTATGGTTTTTCGAAAGAGGAAGCGATGTCATTGGTAAATGTGAGATTGTGTTCGTCATCGAATAAGTGGTCGAGTGGTTCTGAAAAAAAAATAAAAATTGCAAAGAGAAAAGCATCGTTTCCTCTCCCATTCAGCGGTGTTCACTCAACCACATGCTGCCAAGCTTTACGTCAAAATAACGGGCTATACACTCAATGCCAAGGTTCTGTTAAAAATGAAAACCAATACTGCAAATCTTGTCAACTCTTGGCAGATAAAAGCAGCGATGGCATCCCAGAATACGGAACTATCAGCATGAGATTAGCTTCAAGTCCTTACGAATACATCGACCCCAAGGGACGCAAACCAACAGCCTACACAAAGGTAATGAAAAAATACAACTTAACAAATGAACAGGTAACCGAAGAAGCAGGAAAATTCGGAATGACTATCGACCCATCTCATTTCGAAATTCCTGAGGAAACGAAACGTGGACGACCAACAAAAGCTCCAAAGGAACCAAAGGAAGCCAAAGCGTCAAAAGGTCGACCAAAGAAGACCAACAAAGTCGTCGAACTCGCAGATGAAGAGGAAGATCTCTTTGCCACACTAGTAGCGGAATCGAATAATGAAGAAGCAGCTCTAGAACAAGAAAAGGAAGCCAAAAAAGCAGCTCTAGAACAAGAAAAGGAAGCCAAAAAAGCAGCTCTAGAACAAGAAAAGGAAGCCAAAAAAGCAGCTCTAGAACAAGAAAAGGAAACCAAAAAAGCCGCTCTAGAACAAGAAAAGGAAGCCAAAAAAGCAGCTCTAGAACAAGAAAAGGAAGCCAAAAAAGCCGCTCTAGAACAAGAAAAAATCGCTAAGCTTGCTGCAAAGGAAGCAGAAAAAGCGGAAAAGCTTGCTGCAAAGGAAGCAGAAAAAGCGGAAAAGCTTGCTGCAAAGGAAGCCGCTAAGCTTGCTGCAAAGAAAACCAAGAAAGTAGAAGTAGAAGAAGAAAAAGAAGAGGAAACCTACAAAAAGTTCACAGGACCTGACAATAAAAAATATCTCCGTTCACAGCAGACGAACATCGTATATGATTTTGATAAATATACGAAAACCGAAATACTAGTTCCAGTAGGCAAATGGGTAGCGGATAGCCAAACCCTGATATTTATTAAAGATGAAAACTCAGACTCCGAACTCTCTGACGATGAAGTCGAAGAAGACGAAGAGAACAACCTAGGTGGCGGTAGTTAGTTAGCGTATTAGTTATAGAGTATTTTGAAGGTAAAATTAATAAGAAACCCGTTTTTTTTGCTGCTGCTTGCTGCTGCTCCTAGCAATGATTTACGACATAAATCGCTATTGTATACAAAGACATATACTTGTGTACAAAGAGACATACGATTGCATTCTATAGTGTTCTCTCTATTGAAGAGAGAGAGTATACAAAAATAATAAATAAATCAAATAGTTATTATTTTTACCTTCTAGATTTTCTAACCCTTCTAACCTTTCTAACCTTTCTAGATTTTTTACCCTTTCTAGCCTTTCTAGTTTTTCTACCTCCCTTTCTAGCCCTTCTAGTTTTTCTACCTCCAGATCCTTTACGTTTAAACATTCCCCAACTATTATAAGAATTTCTTGTATTTTTCAAATAGTTACCTGTTGCATCTAGAAATGACATAATCATATAATCAGCCAAACCATTGTTTGAATTGTTTGCTCTTGTTAAAACATTATTTAGTGCATTAATAATACATGTTCGTCTTTGTGTTTGAGATGAAATATTTACTGATTGCTTTAGATTGGGGTCATTAGTCGAATTATTATTTACTGTATTATTAAAATTAGCTTGACTATTATACATTTTTTGAACTATATTTTTACGTGCAATATTATTTAGTAAACATCTTATTAAGTGTTGTTTAAATTGTTCGATTGGATCTTGAATTAAAGCAATTTCTTTACGATTATTCAAAGAAGAGTGTTCAGTAAAATTTTCTATTTCTACAATAGTTTTTTCTGGCCTCATCATTGGAGGTGGTTGTATCAATGGATATTGTAATGAATTCATTGTCTGTTCTGGATTCATCGTCTGTTCTGGATTCATGGTCTGTGATTGATACATTTTTGAACCTATAATAGTTGCCAGATTAACTCCGTTTTTTGCCATCTCTATAACGGCTTCTAATGCGGCTTTAATAGCGATTTTTCTATTTTCAAGTGATAAAGAATTTTTGTAAAAAAATAAATTTTTACTTCGATGAGATAAATTAATGCGTGCAATACAATTTAGAAATCCCTGCTCTAAATGTCCTTGAAAACTTTCAAATCCCTGTGGAGTACTAAGATTTTGAGGAGGTATTTCAGGTTCTTTAGGGTCATCATTGATAATCCCTTGACTTGTAGGTTCCATATTACCTTGTTCCATATTATCTTGTTCCATATAATCCGTATTATCTTGACCTGTAGGTTGAACATAACTTGCAATCCCTTGTATTGGTTCACTCATTTATATATAATATATATAAATAAATATTATTCTTCTCTCTTTTTGAAACAATTTACCTTCTAGATTTTCTAGATTTTCTAGATTTTCTAGCCTTTCTAGTTTTGTTACCTCCTTTACCTATATTTACGACCGATTTCGCAGCGGTTGACGCTGCTGTAGTAAACGAACTTAATACAAAATCAGCAAGGTTATTAGTTTTCCAATAAACATTAGATAGTGCAAGTTTAATAGTTTTTTCTCTATCAGCTTTCTGAGATTTACTTGACATAATATTCATTGCATTAAATGATTTTTGAGCAGCATTTTTTCTTGCAATAACATTCAAAAACCCCTGTTCTAAACTAGCTTGTAAATTGGCATATCCCTTTGGAGTAGAAAGGTCATCTGGTGTGTTTTCACTTTGTTGTTGTTGTAGTTCTAGTTGCTGTTGTTGGTATGACGGATCAGACATATATATATATATATATATAAAAGAAATGATATTCTTCTCTCTTTTTGAAAACAAAAAGACTAAAATCCAACCAACAAAAAAAGCCGGCACTTTTTGGCCGGCGAATTTGTTTAATATTTTGTTTTAAATTGACTTACATAATGGTAGTAGCTATAATTCTCTTACATTCTTGTTTATCATGTATATACTTTTCGATATTTATTGTCTCAGATTCAAACCCACACATCTCAAACCTGTCTACATATACAATCTTGGACTGCCCGATTCTATGACATCTAGCAACTGCTTGGTCTTCAATTGCCGGATTCCAGTGTGGACTAATGAAGTATATTTCGCTATAATTTTCCTGCAAATTGAGTCCCTCGCAACCAGTCTGTATTTGCAAGATTAAGACCTCATAGGCAGCAGTCAATACCTCTGTGCGGTTATTAGTACGTCCATCAAAAGTGGCAATACTAGTGATTCCTCCAGCCCTCAATCGGGTAGCAATCTCGTCAATCTCTTCACGAAAATGACAGAAAACGAGTTTGCCATTTCCATTCGCCTTACGCTGTAATATCTTTGAAACCGCATTATCGAGTTTGCTACTACAATTAAATGCATCTTTGAAATGAGAATAATCATTATTTTTAGAGAGAAGACGAGGCAATACACATGTCTGCCTAGCCTTCAATAATGTGGACAAAATGCTGCCACATGGTAACGGAATATAATTTTCTTTAAAACCAGTAAAACTTAACTTCGAATGCAGCTCCTTTGCCAAGTCTTTCTCTCTATCATTTAACCAGCCAACTATATTTTTGTCTTTAACAACGTCTGGAAGAATAATCCCAACTTGGTTCTTGGTTCGCTTCATAATAAAGGTTCTAGCTAATTCTCTCAAATTAGAATCGTCAGTATAATAACTGGCAGGTAGACGTATCATCTTACATAAATTGTAGAAATCCTTTTTTCTGTTCTGTATTGGTGTACCAGATACAAGCCAACGAATATTGGCTCTCAATAATCTGGCTCCAAAATAGAGAGAAGTGTTGTCATTTCTTAAATGGTGAGCCTCATCGAAGATAATACGTCCCCACACAACTTTATGTAAAGGTGTTAATACCTTATGTTTCTTTGACAATGACACTGCACCATATGTAGTAATTACGATTTTTGCTGACTCTAATCTCTCTAATGTGGTATGCTTCTTATTGTCGCCATGAAAGATGATAGACTTGTGACCTGTTGTGCGGGTAATTTGGACATACCATTGGTCGACTAAGGCTGGTGGCACTACAATCAATGTTCTCTCTACAAAATTCGCCAACATAGTACCTATCATCATAATCGTCTTACCTAATCCCATCTCGTCTGCAATGAACCCGCCTCTAACATTGCAGACGGGTTCTTTCGTTAATTCATTCGAGATGATCCAACGGACACCTGTTTTTTGATACTCATGATGAGTCAGACGACTTTTATTCAAATATTTATCAAATATATCCATATGGCTGTCAAACATTTTAAAAAGCTTTTGATGAACGTATATTGGTGACTAAAAATTCATAAATTCATATCAATTTTTTCTGTATTTCTTGCCAGCATTTATTTATAAATTTTTAGTCCTTCTCTCATATTCACATATTATTATAAGTATTTTTAAAAAAAAATGAAATACTTTTTTAAGCAAATACAAATTGCATTAAGCTATCAAAATGAGTTCTCAAAGAATTAACCGCAACAATGTTACCGCATCAAAGAAACCCTTCTGCAAGGTATGCTTTGATGCAGGAAAACCAGAGAGTGACTATACTAGTCATCATGTTAGGTCTCTACCAGACCGCACAGGTAATACTAAAATATTATGCCCTACTCTTTTAAATACAGAATGCCGCTATTGTTCTGGAGTCGGACACACCACCAAGTTCTGCCCTACTCTGGCTGCCCAAAAAAAGAAAGAAGAACGCGCTGATAAAGAAAAGCAGCGTGCTAATAAAGTAGAACAAAAACCAAAAAATAATCCAATTAACAGCATCAACATGTTCGAAGCACTTATGAGCGATGATGAAGAAGAAGACGCGGTAGCTCCTGTGAAAAAAGAAAAAGAAGAATTCCCTGCACTATGCGAACCATCGAAGCGCGTTAGCTTCAGCAGCAATTCATACCTCAATGCCGCTGTATGCCCAGCACCACAAGTCAAACCACAAGAGGACGTCAATCCTGGTTTTAAAGTGTTGAAAAAGAGCACCAGCCTGATGTTTCCTGCTAGGAGAATATTAAACTGGGCGGACTATGACACCGAAGATGAAGAAGAAGATGACCGCATATTTGAAGCAAAACTACAAATGGTTGACAACTCAGCTTGGGACGCTTGAATATGATTTGATTTAGTAGCTAGGTTGATTCTAACGTAAAATATAATAAGTTCTTTTTTTTGCTGCTGCCTGCTGCTCCTAGCCACAAATTAGACACTTATGTTATAAACTTCTTGTTTTTCTCTCTATTCGTTGTCAAATAGAGAGAATATACATATTAGACGACCATATAGACGACCATATTAGACGACCATATTAGACGACCATATTAGACGACCATATTAGACGACCATATAGACGACCATATATGCTGCTGCCTGCTGCTGCTGGTAGGCACATTATGGCACTATATCAGCATTATACCACGGACGCCGAGTATAGTATACAACTAGTTGGCCGAAGTAGCCGACTCATAGGGAATGAGACCCGATACGACACTATATCTCATTCGTACTTCCATATTAAAAGCACAATTCGTACTTCCATATTAAACACTCAATTCGTACTTCCATATTAAAAGCACAATTCGTACTTCCATATTAAAAGCACAATTCGTACTTCCATATTAAACACTCAATTCGTACTTCCATATTAAAAGCACAATTCGTACTTCCATATTAAACACTCAATTCGTACTTCCATATTAAAAGCACAATTCGTACTTCCATATTAAACACTCAATTCGTACTTCCATATTAAACACTCAATTCGTACTTCCATATTAAGCACATTTATATATTCATAAAATACTTAAATATAATAACTATTACATATTATGGAATACATCATAACTTTTATAAAAAAAATAATACCAAAACAGCTGCCTAAACCGCTTGGTAGATGGAAAATAGAAGATTGTAATAAAAAAATGAACCATAAAATTGATTTATCAAACGAAGACCATTGTGGACCTTGTGGTCAATATGCATTAGAAAAAATAAAATTAAAAAATAAAAATATTACTTCAAAAAATGATAAAAAAATATAAATTTTTAGTTCTTCTTTTATTCATACCTACACATTTCTCAAATAAATAAAAAAATGAAATACTTTTTTATAACTTGTTTATGTATAAACCAATCAAAAGTATAATGTCGTCAACGCGCAAATATAATTCCAAAGGCCAAGTCATCGAAGTACTTGATATCGATGAAGTACAAAACCTATGTAAACCGCAAATTGAAACAAGAGGTCCCTTCCAATCGCCAAGACCAGTGTCACCCAAGAAAGCAGAAATAATAACTAGAAACTTTGAAGAGAGAGAACAAGAAATTCTAGCATGGTGTGAAGCCTATTTAGAATTAAAAAAGAGAGGTATTTCAATTTACAATTTTTAAAATAAAAAAATAAAAAAATAAAAAAATAAAAAAAATAAATAAAAACTATTTTTTTATAAATTTTTAGTCACTTTACCTTTTTAACCTATACTTTCCACCAAGGACAAAAAAAAATTGAAATGCTTTTTAATAAATAAGTTATATGCATTATTTCCAAGAAGAGCGAACTATAAGTTTAAAATGATGTCTAATTACCAGATCAACAATGACCTAAGCCTCTATATCCCTCATGTCTTTCCCAACTTTACTCAAGAATACATAGCAAGTGTATTCGAGTATTTAGACTTCGGGCGAGTGGAACATGTTGATCTAGTTTCCAAGATGGACAAACTAGGCAATCCTTACAACTCAGCATATGTGCACTTTGCTGAATGGTTTGCAGGACCAATCACTGCAAATTTCCAAGAGCGTGTTCTAGACCAAAACAAAGAAGCTCGCATCGTTCATGATGACCCATGGTATTGGATTGTTTTAGAAAATACTGCCAAGAAATACGTTCCAGGAGAGAGAAAGTTGACATTAAATATTACTAATCATACAAGCGATTATGAGCAACAACAAGAACAAGAACAAGACGAAATCGATGACTTGATTTACGAGCTTTACAATGCGCCGATGGACGTCAGTTGTGATTTTGCGGATGAAGAGCTAATAAATGAAGAAAACAAGTATCTAAAAGAACAAATTCAGGACTTGAATGAATGCGTTGACAACGAAAGGATGTATGTTTCTAAGGATATGGATTATCTCGAAGAAAAAATAAAACTTTTGACTGACTATGTAGCACAAATAAAATTAGAAGCAAAAATTAAATGCGCTGAGAATATATCTCTACACAAAGAGATTTTATCCTTACATGAGGAACTGCATAAGCGAGACTTAAAGATCGAACATATCAAAGCAAACATTATTAAGAAAATATTTGGGAAAACTAGCTAGAGAATAGAAAATAGTTTGTAGCAAAGCATTTGAAACCAAGTAATTTTAAAGAGTAATTTTAAAGTAAATGAAAAATATGGTCTCATATTTTTTTTCATTATTAATTTACCAAAACAACTTAATAAAATATTAATATTAATATTATAAACAATAATATGGACAAACAATATATTTATGATTATTTAGATAATTTTATCGCAAATAACGAGCCAAAAGATGAAATAGAAGAATCTATATCAGTTAGAGATTTATCTTCAGGTAGAAATTTATATAACGAAATAAAAAATTCACAAGAAACTAGTTATGACATATTTGGTTCAAATGCAATGGGATATACTTGTTTTGCTTTATATAAATCTAAAGAACAAAAAATATATTTAATTATTGTAAAACTTCAAACTCCTGTATGTTATATAAAAGTAGAAAATGAAAATACATTTGATTAAATATTATTATTTCTCTCTTTAAAACTTTATATATACTTAAATAATATATATATATATAAAGTTTATATGATTAAACCATCTGCTATAAAAAGAGAACTAGATATAGTTATTGTATTAAATAATGATACAGATGATAAAATAGAAGAAGATAAAGAAGAAGAACGTATAAAAGAAAAAGCACGTATAGAAGAAAAAATTTTAAAGGAGACCTTAGACGCCAAATGTGATCGTAGAATTATTATTACAGATAGAAAAAATCAAACAGATGATATATACCCAAAAATATTAGATTACATGAAACAAAAACATTTTTGTTACATGAAACAAGAACATTTTTTTGCACCTAAACGTAAATATATAGATTATGAAGATGGTGATTATAGTTGTTGCATATATTATTCTGATTTTATAATATTTATTAATGATGGATTGATTGATAGGGATAATATTAGCTACAAACCAATGTGTATAGCATTTATAAAAATATATGAAGACCCTGATAATAAATATAAGTTTTCATATATATCATTAATTTGCTCTGATCGAAAAATGGGACAATGTGGATCATTTTTAATGAATATAATAAAATATGTTTCTACATTATTAAATTGTAATGAAATACGTGTAGATAGCGTACCCGAAGAGGATGTATATAAATTTTACAATAGAAATGGATTTATAGAAAAGAATGTGGAGAAAGTGGAGTATAATCATTATTATCCTATTCAGCCAGAGGATGCGGTTTTTAAACCAGCTGATACTATTCAAGGAGAAGCTAGTATAAATCCATTATTAGAAAATCCAGAAGAAGGAGCAGAAGAAGAAAAAAGAGAAGCACATGGAGGAAAATCTACTTTTAAATCCACTTTTAAAAAAAGTGGAGCAAAAAGAAA